TTGTTTCCTTCTCTTTGATAGAAGGCGTCACCGACTTGAATACCATTCACCAGGTACACCATGTTATTTGAACCTGCCAGAGCTGTGTTAAACTGGTAGATTTTTTCTTCCGTATCACATCCCTTAATTTCATGGGTAGCCATACCGGACATCCCCTTTATAGCGGGTAAAGTCGCTAACCGGTTTCTTTGAAGACTGACCAATTGCATTCTCGCATTTCGTCTTAACTCGGCAGTTTTTCCCGCTCTATCGGTACTTGTTCCCCTTTTGCTTTTCAATCCAATTCTCACCGACATTTTCCTCGCACTAATCTAAAATCCCTTGGTGGTTCGACAGAACCGGGGATTTTTAAATATTTATTTTTTTTAAAAAATAAATAAATAAAAAATAAATAAAGTATAAAATATTATCTGCTCCTATATCAGCCCCCGACAAAACGCTAAATGGGCTGGGAGTGGCAAGCGCCTAATATTACTAGCGCTAGCCACTCCCATCCTCCCAGAGGATTTTAGCCGCAGCGAAAATTAAATTTTAGCGGAGGTTACCATTTAGTGGAACGGACTTTATTTATTTCTGCTTGCAATTAAGGTGGCGCGACTTTGTCGTGAAACTTTGTTAAAATAGTCGGGATCATTATCCCAATTAAATCTTTCCTCTCGGGTCAACCCATCGGCATCCAGCCAGATAGTCTCAAGGCTATCTTCGGTGATTTCCTCGGATTCATGGTCGGAAATTTCGATAAAGCTCGATACCATGTTGGGACTGTTTGGGACGCGACTCACTGTAGGCGTGTCCTGAATGGTCACACTCGTGGTCGGTTGATCAGAGGGGGCAAGGCGAATAGGGCCTTTACAAACTACTACCCGAAGTCTGTCGAGAAGCGGGGCGATTTTATGAGGCTGGTTCGAGGCAACTCGGGCGAAACATTCTTCAGGTTCGTAGTTGGATAAGATAATAACCGGGAGGTTTTGTCGTTTCACAAGTGGGTCTTTACCCCTACGGGAGAGAGGGACCGGATCTCCAGATAAGATAGGGTTTAGTTCGGTAATAGTCTTCTGGGTGAAGAACTCATCCAGCACTATTAGGTCATAGCAGAAGTCTTCGTATCCGTCCCACCATTTTTCGTCTTTGGGCCAGAAGTAGGTGGATAACTTGAAATCTTTTTCAAGGTTCATGATCAAGCTCGTCTTCCCCATCCCCGGAGGAGCACAGATCCACAGTTGCTTCATCCGATGAGGTCGATTCTTCCTCAGATTCAAGTTCAGCCAGGAAGCAATCTCTTGATTCCAATATTGACAATAGTCTTCGACAGGTGAAACATGGACCGGAAGTTGTTGGGCCGCGGCATATGCTAATCGTTTGTCTCGCATTTCTAACCAACTGTTGAAGGCTTCTACCTTTTTCAGGTTCATCAGCATATAGTCGGCGTGGTCCATCATGACCTCGTTGACGCTTTCCGGGCTGGATTTCCTCGCTTCGATCAGCTCTTCCGCTACGATCTTTGCACGGGTCGACTTCTTCTTTGAGGCTGCTTCCATGAACTCTTTCAGATTGAACTTCGGTTCGTTCAGAGCCAGATAGTTCCCCTCCTTCATCACGTACTGAAAAGCCTTTAGCATGCCTCCAGTGAAGCGACTCTGGATATTCGGGTGCTTTGCGGGTACAACCAGTGAATTGAAGACGTTTTGATCTCTGGAGCGGAACGGTCGTTCGAGACATATTGCAGCGTGTAGATGGAATGTACCGTCTTGGTGTTTTTCTTGGCAAATAACTCCTTTATCTAGATTACCAGCAAAGAATGCTTCAATCTTTTCAAGAAACTCGAGCAGGGAATAGTCACACTTAGGAAAAGTGAGAAAGATGCTTTTTGAATTCAGTTGGAAATTGCTACTTGCCATGCTTATTAAAATTTGAAAATTTTTCATATATTTTTATAACAAATTTTTTGGTAAAAAAAAATAAATATTTTTTTCTAAAAAAAAATAAATAATTCACCAATAATTTATATACCTCTCTCCCCTCTTTGAAACACTCTAAATTTTTTCATTGGACGGCTAACTCCGGTTAGCTGAAAACATCGTCGAACTCACTCCGATTGGATATCCAATCTGACCACAACGATTGGTCCAAATCTGACCATAATGATTGGTCCAAATCTGACCACAACGATTGGCTGAAATCTGACCATAATGATTGGCTGTTCAACTGCCAATCAGATTGCGTTTTAAAATCTCAACTAATCTACCAATCAGATTGCGATTTAAAGTCTCAACTAATCTGCCAATCAGATTCGTTCTTTAAATCTCAACTAATGTCCCCAGACATCGCTAAATAAGTTAGGGTTAGGGTTAGGGTCACTAAAAAGAATATGTTAGGGTTAGGGTTAGGTTCAGGCCCTTAGGGCCTAGTATTAAAAACCCCTTCCCCAGGGTGCGACAGCACCCCAACTGATTCCCCGGACCTGTCCTGGTTAGGGTCACGAAAAGGGACTTGTCCTGGTTAGGGTCATTGTTAGGGTTAGGGTCACGGGTTAGGGTCACGGGTTAGGGTCACTAAAAAGAATATGTTAGGGTTAGGGTCGACTTAATCTTTATTGATCGTCATAGCGAATTCTCCATCCGAGATTAGCTTGCATGTGCAGATCTGTTCCAGATCTTATTAGGACAATATATACTGCACCAGTTGAAATATGGGCGACAGTCATCGGATTTGCACTTCCTTTGTATACTACCCCCAAATTTTTCAATTTGATGAATTCGTTTACGATCCAGTCGTTACCTTCTGGGGTTGAAGTGCTCACAATAGCGTGTTTGTTCACGATGTTGAACTCGAAAGGAGGAATGCTCCACATTTTATCTCGGAGAACTGCAAATCTAGCTCTTTCATTGAGGTTGATTTCGCTGTCGATATCTGTAGAGGTTGCTCCAGCTTGGTTGTGCATTCTGATAATATCCCCCAGTTCAGGTAATGCATCTCTCGGTCCTCTGTCATAAATAACCAACATTCGGACGCATCCTGGTGCGGAGAAATAACTGTCACCACCACCACCACCGGCAGGGTGATCGTGACGAGGGCGAAGATATCCCCGGATATGGATATTTTTCATTTGAATTTTGTTTCCTTCTCTTTGATAGAAGGCGTCACCGACTTGAATACCATTCACCAGGTACACCATGTTATTTGAACCTGCCAGAGCTGTGTTAAACTGGTAGATTTTTTCTTCCGTATCACATC